GGACCATTTGAGCATCGGTCATTTGCAGATGAGTTGGTTAGGTGTCAAAGGTATTTTCATTTACCTTATGGTGATACAGATAATATTAATTATGCACTTCAAGGTCCATTAGCTGCTCAAATTTGGTGGTTAATTTGGCATCCTGTAAAAATGAGAGTAGAGCCTACTCACACTTTTTATGGTGGAACAAATAAAACACAATCTGGAAAGGCTTATGACGCTACTGGTGCAGATTATGAATCAATCCAAGCAGGTAATTATGGTCATGATGGGATGTACAGCTTTTTTATACACCAACCCGGCACTGCTGATGGTAATTATGGGGTTTATAGAGTGGAATTAGATGCGGAGTTGTAAGAATGAAGATTACATCAGCACAATATGCAAATGACATGAATGGGAATCAACACAGTATAAAGGCTGTAGTTGACGATACTGTTGTTTTTGTTCCCCTAGACCCAGCCAACCGTCACTACGCAGCCATCCTTGAGTGGGTAGCTGAAGGTAACACCATTCAGGATGCAGATTAAATGATGCAATTTAAAGCATTTAAGCCACAAGCACTTAATAAAATTGCAGGGGCTATGGGATATCAAGGTGATATGTCACAGTTCCAGCAGTTTATTGAGGAAGACCCACAACGTAAAGCACAGATGGATAGATATACCAATGCTGCACGTATGATGGCTAAAGGCGGTGTGGTTAAGATGCAAGTAGGTGGTAACATAAGCCCCGGTGGTGGTAGTGGTGGCATTCAGGCTGGATTGCCCGGTGGTCCTGCAACTACAGCTACACCACAATCTACACAAAATACTTCTACAAGTATTGGTCAAGAGTCTTTAAAAAGAATGTATACTCCTGCCCTTCCTGTTGGCGGTGTTACTCAGGCACAAACAGTACAGTATGACCCATCTCAAGATATTCAACCGGGTATGGGTCAAGTAACAGGTCAGACCGCTGTTCCAACGGCTATGGCTACGACAAGCACAGCAACGCAAGCACAAGCATCACAAGCAGCACAATTTCAAGCATCTCAAGCTGCTCCTGCTGTAGATGCGGCTGTAACAGCTACACAAGCTGCACAGGCCGCTCCTCAAGACCCACGGGCGCAGGTAACTGCTGCACAGCAAACAGCCTCGTCTGTAGGCAATTTACAGGCCGCACAGGGTAATGCCATTCTGATGAACAATCCTCAACAGAGGCAGATTCAACAGGGTGAACTTATTAGTGGTAGTGCTGTGGACGCAACAAAAGCTGCACAGGCTACTGCTCAAACACAAGCTGCTGCTGCAACTGCACAGCCATCACAACAAGCACTTGTACAAACACAGCTTGCTAATTTAGCTAATCAATTTACTGGTACTAATCCACCTGCGTGGGCTGCTGGTGCTATTCGCACAGCTAATGCACAGATGTCTGCTCGTGGTTTAGGTGCTTCATCACTAGCTGGTCAGGCTATTGTTCAGGCAGCTATGGAAGCATCACTTCCAATTGCACAGGCAGATGCAAGCATTATTGCTAATTTTGAAAAGCAAAACTTATCTAATCGCCAACAAGCGTCTATGTTAGCAGCAGAACAACGTGCTAAGTTTTTAGGTCAAGAGTTTGACCAAGAGTTTCAAACACGAGTACAAAATGCTGCACGTGTAGCTGATGTAGCTAACATGAACTTTACTGCTGAACAGCAGATTGCTCTGGAAAATTCTCGTATTGCTAATACAATGAACCTGCAGAATTTGTCTAACCAGCAAGCTATGGTTATGGCAGAAGCATCTGCTCTTGCTCAGTTAGATACTGCAAATCTAAATAATCGCCAACAGGCTGCTGTACAAAATGCACAAAGTTTCTTACAGACAGATTTAGCTAATTTATCTAATCGGCAGCAGACAGAAATTTTTAAAACGCAGCAACGTGTGCAATCTATGTTTACTGACCAAGCTGCAGAAAATGCTGCTCGTCAATTTAACGCAACAAGTGAAAATCAAGTTGACCAATTTTATGCAAATTTAGCTAACAACGTATCTCAGTTTAATGCCTCGCAACAAAATGCACAGGCTCAGTTTAATGCAGGGCAAGCTAATACTGTAGAGCGTTTTAATGCTGAGATTAATAATCAACGTGATACGTTTAACGCACAAAATCAATTATTAATTGCACAAGCAAATGCTCAGTGGCGAAGAGAAATAGCTACTGCAGATACTGCAGCTATTAATCGTGCTAATGAACTTAATGCTAATGCTATATTAGATGTTAGTAAAACTGCTTATGATAATTTGTGGACATATTATGCTGACACAATGGAGTGGGCATGGAAGTCTGCAGAAAGTCAACTTGATAGAATGAATAATCTTGCTATTGCAGAATTAGATGCAAAGGCTAGAAAAGATATTGCAGCAGAACAATCAAGTTCAGCAGCAGGACAAGCTGTTGGTGGTTTAGTTGGTACAGTTATTGGTGGCGCAATGGAGTATGGCTGGTCAAATTTCTTTTGTTGGGTAGCCCGTGAAGTTTATGGTGAAGATAATGTTCGTTGGTTTATCTTTAGAACTTGGATGCGAAATTCAGCACCTAAATGGTTGTTTAAATTGTATGGTAAGTATGGTGAAGCATATGCTAAGTTTATTAGCAATAAACCAGCATTAAAATGGCTTACTAAAAAGGCTATGGATTTAGTTGTAGAACCAAAAAGAAAGAAGTTAAATGTCAAAGTATTCATCTAGGTCATTTAATCCTGCAGTATCTTCGTACTATAATACTTTAATGCTGCGTAGAGATATGCCTAAAGAACAAAGTACAAAAGAAAGTTCAGGATTATTAACAAAGAAAACTGTTGATAAATCATCTAGCTATGAAAATCAACCAATGTATCGTGTTGCAAAACATATGGAAGCTATAGAGCAGTTTAGAAAAGAAAAAGCATGATTAACACACAGCACAATTTTGATGTTCCTATTCCGGGTGAGTCACTAACTGCTGAGTTGGGTGCTAGACCGTGGCAGACTCCACCTGAAATAGCAACTGTTGACCAAGCTATTTCATATTACATGAATAAAATGTCAACGGATGATTTTTCTATCCAACTTATTGATGTGATGGAAATGGGTGTGCCATTAACTGACATTGCTAATATTATACAGCTAGGTGCAGTAACAGAAGGTGTACACAGTGTTGATGTAGGCATGATGGTTATGCCTGTATTAATTGAAATGATGATGTTAATTGGAGATAGTGCTGGTGTTAAATATGTAAGTGGTCTTGGTGAAACAGGAACTGAAGACATTTCGCCTACATTACCATTAAGTGTCGCAAAGAAATTAAAAGATAAAACTAAAAACATAAAAGATGAAGAACCTGCTGCAACCCCTGAACCTAAACCCATTGAAGAAGAAGAATCAAAAGGTTTGATGGCAAGGAGAATGAAACGTGGTTAATATTAGATTTGATGACGTTCTAGCAGGTGCTGCTAAAAGTATAGACAGACAGCTTACTGACAGCTTAGAAGAGACACGTGAGTTAAGCCGTAGCGCACGTGAACGGGCTATGGCACGTGACGAAGTTGCTTGGCAAACTTATGCAAAAAATAAAGAAGAAACAGAAGTTATTATTGAAGAACTTGCTGCTATTGCTAAAAAACAAAATGTACCACTTCCTGAAGGTTATACTTACTACGATTATGCAGGTCAGTTATTTTCATCAGCAGGTAGTATTGCTAGTGCAACACAATTAGCTGCTGACATTCGTGAAGGTGAGCGTTTAAACTTGGGCATGGATGGTATTGTTAAATTTGGTCAGATGCAATCTGGTGGTATGGGTTTTGCTGATGTTGTAAATCAATTTGTTAAACGTCCTATGTCAAGAACACAACCACAAGATAGAGTTATGGGTGTTGGTTTATTATCTAAGGTAGATATTACGGACAAAATAACAGAAGCTATGAACATACCATCATCTGTTCCAGCCGCACCAGAGAAGAGAGACTTTGGTACTGCTGAGATTAATTATGGCAAACTTCGTGCGGCTAAAGAATTTGCTCAAGAACAAGAGATGTTTGAACTTAAAAAGAAGTCTGCTATTCTTGGTAATAAAAAACTTGCAGCACAACTTAAAGAGTTGGGTGTGGTATTTGATTCAAGAGATTTGCGTACATCATATGAAAATTTACGTGACAGCGAACTTGAAGCTGCTGGTTATGGCATTGACCCAGAAACAGGGCAAAGAGTTGCAATGACATCTATTGAAGCTAAAGAAGCAGGATTTGCAGCTTATATAAAAGGTCTTAAACGTGCTACAGAAGTAGGACAAGCAAACGGTTCACTTCAAGGTGATTCAAATAAAGTAAAACAAAATAGAGCAGAGATTGCTACCATTGCAGGTGAGGCACTTGCATTTGCACAGAATATAGATACACAAATTGAACCATATGTTACAGATGGAACTGTTACACTTTCAGTAGGCCAAATGTACAGAAGAACTGATGGCTCTATAGTGTTGCATTTAGGTGCTGGCGTAGAGCCGATTGTAGTCAGACGAGGCTCTTAAAATGAGAGATGATTTAAGCTTCACATTAGAAGAAGCCCAGCGACAGGGTTTCTTTCTAGATGCAGATGAACAAAAAGATAAAGAAGAAGGACGTGCTTTTACTGCAGAAGAAGCAGCAGCAGAAGTAGAGCGTCTTAAACCTGCCCCATACGTTCCGTCCGAAGAGCGTATAACTCCCCAAGACAGAGAACCATTATCACCAGACTTTTTAAGTGCGGCTAAGAAACAAGTCGGCAAGAGTATTGACTTGGCTGGTCAAATGTCAGGTTTGTTTGAGCCAGAGCAAACTGCTGCTGAAGAGTTTGTAAAAATAGTAGATGAAGACGAGAAAAGATTTGGTCTACTAACACGTGAAGACCTTATTGCTGACAAAGAATATGTTGCCCGTGTAAGACGTTATAGAAAAGACAGATTTGGTGTTGAAGAAGATGCACCTGCTGCAAATCTTATGTTTGGTTATATTCAAGAAAGCACTGATGAAAACATTGTAGATGATTACATAGACCACTACAGGTTTATGACATTAAATACAATGGATGCTACAGATGAGGTAAATTATTTAAATGATTTACGTGCAAGAGAAGAAAAAGCTGCTGCAGCAGGTAATATACAGGAAGCGAACAGATTAGCTGAAGTTCGTGAAAATGCTGCTTTAGTATATCAACAAACAACACGTTTAGCTTCTTTGATTGATGCTGAAAGGTATGAAGGCAAAAACTTAATTGAGTCAATGGGTGAAATAGGCGAAGCAGTAGGAGTAAACATGCTTGCTGTTATGTCTGACCCATTAACAATTGCTAGTGGCATAGTTGGTAGATTTGTAGGTGGTTCTGCAGTTAAAGCAGGAACAAACCGCATACTTTCTGCTGCTTATGGTTTTGGTGCAGGTGCTGCTGTTGATGGCACAGGTGCAGCGTATCTAGATGGTCTTATTCAACAATCTGAAATTGAGATGGGCATTCGTACTAATATAGATTATGACCGCATGGCTACTGTTGCAGGTATTTCTGCTGCAACATCTGGTGTTATTTCTGGCGGTGGTACTTATATAACAAGTTCTCCTAAACGTGCTAATATTGCAACACGTGATGATTTAAATAAAAAGTTTGTAGCTAATGTTAAAAAACAAGAAAAACTTGCTGCTGAAACGAATAAACGTCTAAAGGCTACTACTCAGGATTTACGTGAGCGTCTTGCTCAAAGTATCGAAAAAAATTATGGTAAAGATGCTATCAAACGTAACAAAGATGGTTTAGCTGTTGGAGTAAATGAACCAGCATTTAAAAAGTATGCAAAAGAAGTTATTAAAGAAGAAGGAATAGATACAGAACTATTTGCTAATCGTTTAAGTAATAGTACAACAGAACGTGTTTTTGCTGCTATTGCAGATACAATAGATGGTATGAAAACAGGAAGAATAAAAACTGTATTAAAAGAAGATAGCCCTTTTACTGTAAAAGAATTAACAGGCAAGTTACAGCCTATGGAAACTGTATCTGAAAGAATTGCAAACATTTTAACAAATGTGGATGTACGTAGTGCAAAAGAAATACATAAAATACTAGGTAAGTATGGTGTTGGCAAACGTGAAATGGGAGCAGCACTTCTTTCAGAGGCATCTGAAGCAGGTAGAATACTTGCATTTAGGTCTTCAACAGCAAGGTCTCTGGGAAGATTAAATACTACAAAAACAGCTACAGAAAAATTTGAGGATGAAGCTGACGTAGCATTACAAAAATTTAGAGAAAAACGAATAGAAAAAGGTAAAGACCCAGATAAGGTTGGTCCTTTTCGTAGAGCAGAAAACATTAGACGATTAGCACTTGTCTCTGCAATACCAACTGCTGTAGCAAACACATTTTCTGGTGTAATACGTTCAGGAGTTGAACTTCCTGTTTATGCACTAGAGTCTGCATTAAATCCTAGTAAAAAATTTAGTTTGCGTGGCACTTTGTCTCAACTTAAATATACGTTTAAAGACCAAGAACAAGCTGCTGAAATAGCAACTTATCTTCTACAACATTTTCCTGAACAAAGACTTAGATTTTATAACCAGTACACGGAAAGTATGCAGGGTGTGTCTAACACTAATGTTGGTCAGTCTGCTTTGGGTAGATTTAAAGATGCTATGCAGGGAGACCTTAAAAAAGCAGTTGCTGGAGTAAGTCCATTTGACGTTGTAGAATCAGTATTTCATGTTGCTAATTATGGTAATAGACTTCAAGAGTATTTATTTAGAAACGGAATGTTTACTGCGTCTATGCAACGTCAGTTTATTGACAGAGGCATGGATTTTATGAAGGCACTTAGAACAGGTAAAGTTCATGAGTTCATGGATGAAGACATGATTGCAAAAGCTACCAATGATGCTCTTGAGTTTACCTATGCTGCTCCACCTGAATCAGCGTTATTTAGACGTGCAAATGAATTTATTGTAAATAACTTTCTTACTTTAGGTATGCCATTTCCTCGTTTTATGTTTAAAGCAATGGAAATGACTTATAATTATAACTATACTGGTATGGTTCATGGTGCTATGGGTATAGTATACAAAGGTGGTAAGAAACTTATAACTGGCAAAGATACAGGAGTAGACAGAGAGATACAAAGATTTGCACAAGGTGCTGCTGGCGGTATTCCTCTTATATCACTAGGTTATTATCTTCGTGACCCCAATGGTCAGTCTGCTGGTTCAGAATGGTATATGCTAAAGGACGGTAAAGGCAGAGAGTTTGACGCACGTTATTATTTTCCATTGACACCATACCTTTTGATTGGTGAAATGATGCACAGAACTGAAGATGCATATTTTGGGCCAAAAGAAATAGGTGGTATGAAAGTTCCTAGAATTGATTATGGAATTAATTTAAAAGAACTAATGAAAATAATGGATGGCGAAAAAGGTGCTGCTGCGTTATTTGAAATGGATACGTGGAGACTTGCAGGTGCTTATGATAGACCAAAACCACCTATATCTAAACAAGTACAAGAGATGCTAGAAGGTTTTACTGGTACAAACTTTAGAGCAAATGCTCCTGTTGCAGGATTTTTAAAAGATTTAATTGCTGGTTTCGATGCTGCAGCAGATGACACTACAGCCCAAAAGAAAATAGCACGTTTTGCTGAATACATAGGTGAAGCAGCATCAGGTTATGGTCAACCATTTTTTCAATTTGCAGAACTTCCAATAGATATTACAGAAGAAGGTATAGGTTTTGCTGATGCATTCCAAAGAAGAAAAGATTTTAGAACAAATCCAGAATATATAGATGGTTTAGATGCTTTTTGGAAAGGATTTACAAAACCATTTAAGAAGAGATTTGACAGAGTAGCTGAAAGATTTGATTCAGATGATGAAACTCTACCTGATTTTGAAGACCCTCGTTTTTCAGATGTTCCAGAAAGAGTATTACCATTTATGAAAATATTTTTTGGTGCTAGGTTTACCCGAATACCGCCTGAGTACGTTGCTGAATTAGGTAGATACGGATTTAGCTATACAGATTATATGGCAAAAACTAATAATGAGTTACTCAACAGACAACTTGACCATGCTATGGGTGAGTCAATGCAGCAAAATATGCCTATACTATTAGACGGTGCTAAGAGAGAAGCTGCTGATATGGGGCTTACAGACCCAGAGTCTATTGATAAGTACGTAGCTGCTGAAGCTAGAAAGTGGCTAACTCTTGAAAAAGCAGCTTTGAAAGCAGAAATTAAAGTACAAGACGTTGACTCTGCTATATCTGCTGAGATAAATCGTTTTAGATATATGCCTCACTATAATAAGCAATTTGCTTTACGTATGTGGGAAAAGGAAAACCCCGGTGAAACACTTGATATGGAAAATATAGACCATATACAAAGGCTTTTTGAATTAGGAAATGCTACTCCTGTATCAAAAAGATTTTCAAAAACAAGAAAAATAACTAGGGGTGCAAAAATAGCACAATGATAAAGGGGGCAATTAAGCCCCCTCTTTTTGTAACCATATCCATATATCTTCTGGTCCTGTACGTATGCATTCGCATATAGTGTTAATGACAGCCATGCTAATTACGTAACCTAACCACATAGCTATCACACCCAATATAAGATACATAAGTATCCTACCTATTATCTCCATCACCCCCAAGTGTGCCTCGCTTACTTCGTCCTGACAGTTTAGAGTAATTCTCACTAGCAATATCAGAAAGATTGATACCCAAGTCATTTGCCAAATTAGCGCAGTACCATAGAACATCACCAATCTCCGCTGCTATCTCAAGTTTCTTGACTTCAAATGCTTCCTTGTCAGCACCATCCCTGATAAACTTTTTTACCTTATTAGCGACCTCACCTGCCTCACCAGCCAAACCAAGCGCAGGATATAGAATCCTGTGCGTGGCTGGATAGATGGCAAACTCAATCGACTTACGTTGATATTCATTCATCTCCATATCTTTATATTTCTCCTGTAACCACTGTTTAGCTTCCTGTTCCAGTTTCATCTTCTTGTTCCTCATTCTCAGGTTTTTGTATAAAGAACCTAATTAACATTTCTAACTTATCGTGGTAGTCAGCAACATGACCTAGTTCAATTTCAATTGCTTCTTGTATGTCCTGATGCTCACCAATACCTGCTGGTCTTTCTAGTAACACCTCAATGTTTGCGAGGTGTTTATTTATATGCCCAGAGAAATGTGACCGGGCAGCATTTATTAATACTTGTCGTATGCTCATTTCTTTTCTCCTTTCCTGAATCTATGCTTGAAGAACACAACTAGGTTGAGAGTGGTGTTTACTGTAATCATCACGAGTATCCACCACTGCCACCATAGCAAGTCTAATCCGCTACACTCTATCATTATGCAGCAGTTAAGTCAACTACTTCACACACCCCTGCAGTACACGCTAACTCACGCCCACCTGATGTAGTGTCTTCCTTCTCAAACTCTTGCAATGCAGACCAATCAATTGATATGGGCATCTGTGCTTTCATATCTTTGTACTCTTCCTCAGTACAGTCTTGATATGGTGCTTGCTTATACGTATGCTCACTGAATGGTAAAAAGCTTATGCCTGACACCTCATCAAAGTGTTCATATACCCATGCGCCAACTTCCATCCACTCATCTTCCTTCACAGAGATTGTAACAGATGGTTTGTGTTCACACCAATAACGCTGATACATAAGCCACAACTCAAGCTGCTCAATAGCAGACATAGCAGTACGTGTTACGGCACGTGCAGGTGACTTCATCGGAAAGCTAAACACTGTTGTGCTATCTGGCTTCATAACATCTGGCTCTGCAGGAATACCCTGTGCTACCATGAACTGTGTCAATGGGTCTTTGTTATCACCACGAACAGTACGAATGTAGTATGGGTTGTGACGAGCGTGTATACCTGACGCACTGTCTACCAACTGTGACACTGTACCTGATGGCTTGACGCATGTGATAGCTGTTGACTGTGGTATCTTTAGCTGCTTTGCCATAGCTTTGTTAGCGTCAATAGCCACATCACGTAATGCCTCAAGTGTCTGTCCAATGTTCATACCAAGATGAGCAGACTTACCTGCTGTCAACTGATTATCCATAATACCAGTGAGTGACACACCAAGCAGACGTTCTTCTTCTGTGTTCTTCTTCCATATACTACGCAGATATTTGAAGTCAGTCAGAGTAGATTGGAATGTACCTAGTATTGTAGCCAAGCGTACCTTCTCTGTTAGTGTCTGCTGCGTGTCTGTTTCACGTACAACAACTTCAGACAGGTTGCAGAACTGATATGGACGTAATATAATTTCACTACAAGGGTTACATCCGAAATCTTGTTCCGCATCTCTGCGACCATTCTTAGCTGCTTGAACCTGTGCAGACTTGCGATTAAAAATACCACGCTCACCTGACTTACTTTCGTACAGTGACAGCCACTCACGCATGAATGTACCCATCTGTGGCTTACCTTTGTAGGCAACGCTGTTGTTTGCAAGCGCACGTTGTCCTTCGTTTTCCCACCACATACCTGCTTTTGCATGACTCATCTGGTCATCGTTCAGGTTGGACAGGCTGATGAGTGCGCTGCGTCTGACCCCACCGACAACTACAACCTCACCAATCTTACACATGATGTCGTGACATTCAATAGGGAATAGTCTACGACCTGCTGCACCTTGAAACTTCTCAATGATAAATTGAAAGAGTTCTTCCAACGGGGCTGGGCCACTGGCTCTACCACCAAAGGTTTTTAACCTTGCACCTGCAGGACGTACTTCTGATACATCCCACTGTGGTATCTGCCCTGCGTACAGGAGAGAGATGAGTTCACGCAGTGATTTGGCCCAGCCCGGACGTGAATCGCCAACCTTAATGATAGTATCTGTGTGATGCATATCTTCGTTGACGATTGGTAGCTTCTCAATGTTGTGACGTTCAACAGAGAAGCCTACACCTGTGCCACACATGAGTATGTACATTGTCTCATCAAATGCACGTGGGCTATCCACAGGTACGTATGAGCAATTGTATCCACCTACATGGCAACGGTCTAGTGCAGGACCAGATGTCATTAAGGCTCTCATGCTTGGCATAATATGTTGGTCAAGAACAGCAGTTTCTAACTCTGCTCTTAATTCATCAGCCAGTTTGTAATTATGTTTAGTCAGCAGATGACCAGTAAGATAATCAAAGTATCGTGAGACTGTTTCACTCCATGTCTCCCTTCTTTGTTCATCTTCTTTCCACCTTGCGTAACGAGATAAGGCGATAAAATTTTGATAGTCGGTTGGTAATTGGTTACTTAGCATACTTATTTACTCCTGTAAAGTTCTTATATTTTTTATGTTTGCACCGTCAACATCATAGAAATATTCACGAATGCCATCTTCTATTTCTTCTCCTACATTTTCATCAGCAGGAACTGGGTATTCATCGGGGTCAATGTCTATTGTTAAAAAGACTTTAACTCTCATCATCGTAACAGCCCTCGACTTCAACAATTAACTTGTTCAAATACCATCTTGCTTTTTTCAAGTCTTCTGTACCATTTTTATAACGATAACGCCAAAGGTATTTCATAATGTTACCTTGAAGGTAAAACTCAAAACCTTCACTTCCTGTAGCTGCAGCAATAGCATCTATGCACTCAACTCCAGACTCATTGTAGTGTGGAGGTTTATTTACTATATCAACATTGCCATACGCTTCTTTTGCAATCTGTTCTTTTTCTTCAATGTCTTTCATAATTTTAAAGTAGCTGGTCATTATGCATTCCCTTTCGTTTTAGTAGCAAAGTCAATAGATATGACATTATCTTTAACTCCTGTTACAGTAAGTTTTTTATCTTCCATATCTTCTTCTACATCATTAAGAAACTCTTCTATTGCATGAATCATTTTTGGATTTTCTTCCATGTAAGCAACAGAACAAGCTACAATTTGTGATAAATGCATCATGCCATTATAGCTGTCACTATCTAACGGATTTTCCTTATCCGTCATAATAACAACTTCTAGTTCTCCTGTCCAGCTATTTTTATCATCTAATTTTGGTATTAAGTTTACCGAAAATGCTTCTTTACTTATAATCATACGTCAATTCCTTTCTTGTCTGCTTCTATAACTCTTGGATAATTATCCGTTCCTTTTTCTCTCAGCCACTTTTGTGGTATAACACGTGTAGCATATTTAAATCCATGTTTTTCACACCAAGCAGCATACGTGGTTTTAGACCGTGCGCTTATCTTATTTTCTGCATTGTCAAAGATAAAACGTATGTCTAGTTTAGGATGTTGATTTTTAATCCTAATATGTTTGGCTCTATCACTAGGTCTAAACCACCCTTTTGTTTCTATAATTATCCCGTTATCTAAAATAAAGTCTGGCAAGTAGGACGCTTTACGTATAACGTAATACTGTATTCTTACTTTCTCATACCTAAACTTCTTTTTTATTTGGCGCAAGCACTTGGCAACGTACAGTTCTAATGTGCTTCTGAACCCTGCCTTCTGTGCTTGCTGAAGATTAAGTTTTTCAATTTTTAGTTCTGACATTTAACTCAACGTAAGGAACTATTGGTGGCTCTTTTGCGTCTGACATTATAGATGGTAACTCTTGTAAGTTAGGCCAGCAGTCAAAACGATAAGAACAGAAAGAGCAATTCTTGTTGAGAACCAAGTTTCCTGTTTCTTTCTTACGAAAGGTTTCTTTAACTGGTTCAAAACAACGCTCAAACTTGTTCTCGTTTACTTTTTTAACTGTAGCATTAATCTTGTCTACTTCTGCGTCAACATCAATAGATGTGGCAGGTACGTATTTAAATGTACCTTTTGCTTTATTGACTACCCACCAGCCACCTGCTTTCTTACCGGATGCTTTGGCATATCCAGCTAGTTGTGCAACATATCCGAAGGAATCGTTACTTGCCAACGTGTCATAGGATTCAAACTTGTGTCTGTATGACCAGTCTGAAGCTGATTTAATATCATCAACTGCATCCCGAATGACAATATCATATGACCCAGAAATAGAAGTGCTAGGCAAATCCAGAGAGACTTTTTTAGTATCTTCATATTCAACTCCTGCTTCTGTTAGTAAACCTTTAAAGACAGCTTCAACAATATAACCAATCATCATATTCATTACGAATGTATTTGACTTTGCTGTAGCAACTTCTGGTTTGTTTTTATCGTACCATAACTGGCAAGTAGGTCTGCCTACATTAGACATACGCAAACTAAATTTTCTTTTCTCTTGCTTGCCAAACTGTTTACGAAGAGCATCCATCACATCTCGACCAACCTGACGAATTGTCTCTTCTGACATATCAGATGCCCCACTAGAGGCATCCGACATATATTTGTGCAGAGCAAGTTCTGCTGGATGATTCATTAGGCTACCTCATCATCCACTTCAACATCAATAAAGTCTTCTACAAGTTCTTCATCTTCTGTTGAAAGAGACTCTCTTATCTGCTCTTGTTTAGCATCCCACTCTTTGTAGATATAATCATTGTAGTTCTTAATCCACTCAAGAAAGCCACCAAAGGTTTCATGGTCTTCATCTGTAATCTCATGTGTTACTGACATATCTGGTGAACAGATTGGTGTATAGTAACTTGAGCCATTAGGAAGGTCATTCTTCTTTGGTTCTTCAAAAGAAATCTGGTACTGCAGGGGTATACGTTCTTGCTTTGCAAAAGTTTTAAACGGTTCACCTACAGTATTGAAAGCTTCTTTGTTATCAATCTCCCATATAAATGGATGAGTGATATCGCCTACCATTTCACCATCTGCGTTCATTGCCTTTTCAAGAGTAACAATCCCAAACAAAACACGTACACGTTTAATCTGACGTATTAAGTCTTGCATGTTAGCTGGTAATGCTTTGAAGTCTTTAATGTAGCCAGATGGCTTACCACAATTAACTTTACCAGTATTATCTTTAAGGTCAATGTTTAGAGTTTCTGCCATAATTGTACGGTCAAACTTACCTTTTGGCTCACCCGGTTTTGCATTAGGAAATGAGATGTATCTACGTAGCATAAACCGTTGTACAAAAGGACGTACCTTTGCAGTCTTGCTATAGAAGAACTCCGACCTGTCACCGTTAATAACCTCAAGGCGATATGTACCACCTTCAATTACTTCTACGTTAGTCATACGTCCTTTAATCTCAGTCTGCCCCATTACAGGCTGATGCCACAGACGAAGACGATTAAGAGTATTAGTCTTTTTAGGTGCTTCAGTTTCTGCCTGAATACCCATCATCTTTGCCATTGCAGCGTAGTTATTGGTATCAATCGTTGCTATTTCATTCATTAATTTAGTCTCCTTTATTTTAAAGTTCGATTGTTATATCACGAAACATCCTTGGTGTCAAGCCAATTCGGACCTATTTTAGCTTCAAGAAGTAATGGAACATTAAAGTCTACGCCCCACCTACCAGCAATCAGTCCTTTTAAATCTCTGTTTGCTGTTGCTATTACTTCAATAACTGCCATCTCTTCATCTGGATGAACATCAATTACAATGCTATCGTGTACTGTGTTTACCACACATGACTTCATGTTGTCAAGCAGTTTATCTATGTGAATTAAACATATAGGTACAATATCTGCTGTAGCAAAACTTTGCACAGGATAATTTTTTATCTGAGTAAAGCTTGTAACCGTACCATTTGTGCGCCTAACAACATCTGGAAAAGAAAATTCTCTACCAGAAGGTGTTTTTATCCTCTTTGTATTTAAAGCTTCTTTAGCCAATCGGGTATGCCAAAGCCCAATTCCTTCGTATTTTTTTGTGAAGTGTTCATAGTACTTTGCTTCGGCAGGTGTGCGTCCAAAACCCGTTGCCCCGTATAGTGGCGCAAAGGTGTGCGCTTTTGCAGTCTGCCTATCCGTATGCTGACCAGCTTTGGTAATAACTTCAGCGGTGTAACTGTGTACATCAAATCCAGTAGAAACTTCTTCAATTGCAACTCCATCTTGTGATAGGAAAGCAGCAGCACGAAACTCTAGCTGTGCAAAGTCAGCTTCAAGTATCTTACCACCGTTCCAACGTGAAACAAATACTTTCTTTACAGGAAACGTACCACCACGTGGCATGTTCTGCATGTTTGGGTCAGCCCCAGAAAAACGACCTGTTGCTGTCCTATGCTGTAGTAATCTAACATGTAGTTTACCATCAGACTTAGTGTGCGTTGCAATGCCATCAATAAATGATGACAGGTATGTTTCAACAGCAGAAAGTCTACGCACTTTAGATAGAAATTCTACAGCATCAGTCATTCCCTTTGCTCTCGCTACATTTTCTAGTGTCTCAAGATTTTGCTTGCTTGTTGTAAATCCATTTGCTGATGCCCACTTTGCAGACGGTGGTTTAAATCTCAAGCCAGCAAGTTCATTAGTTGGTATAAATTTATAACCAATAGCATTACAGTCCACGCATCTATTTGCTTTAGCATAAGGTGTGCCATCTTTTTTTGTCTTATGTATATGTCCTTTACCATGACATGTTTTACATTGAACTGCACGAGTTTTATATATCTTATCCGTATGTGTATTTATAAGTTCTCTAAATTCTGGGTCACGCATATATGGGTCTGTGCTATTTGCCCATAATGTTTTGTCTTTTACTTTACGTGAGTAGATTACCCAAGATAATTGCTCTGGTGAATTAAGATTAATAGGTGTATCACCCATAAGAGTAGCAATGTGATTCTGCAGTCCATTTATCAACTCCTTCTTTTCTTCTTCAAACTCCTTACGAACTTCTTCTAGTTTATCACTATCTACTGTAAATCCACGTTGGTACATTCTAGCTAATGTAACACAGACTTGATTAGTTAGGTCTACTGTTCCTAACAACCCGGCATCACTAGAATTGAGGCGATACATAATTTTATCAGCCAATTGCTGTGTTGCATGAAGGTCAGCAGATAAATATTCACATAGTTCATTATATGGTATGTCACGTGTACTTACTCCATTCTTAAAGTATTCTTTTAAGGTGTCTTGTTTCTTTGTATCTAAATCATATCTTTCTGCACAAGCTTCAAGAGACAAAGGTTCTTTGATGCCTCGTTGTAAAACATATTCTCCAAGCATGGTATCAAAAACAGGGCCATCATACTTAAAGCCTGACTCCCACAACCATAGTAAATCGTGTGCTGCATTGTGCATGATAAGTACCGTAGCCTCATCTAAAAACCATTGCACACGCTCATAATAATCCTTTTGATTAGGAACATCAGCATGGTCAAACGGAAAGTGTCTTTCCTGCCCTTGGTCAGTCAGTACACCCACCATGACCAAAGTATTCTGTGGCTCAAACGGGTCAAGGTGCATCTTACCATTTCGATGCGTTACTGTATTTTCTACGTCAAGTGTTACTTTCATTTATATTCTCCTTATGCTGCTTTATATAATCTATTGCTCTTTGCAGCACTTCCATATCATCATCAAATCCACCAAGAGAGCGATTACATTTATGACACAACCAACCTCTAAAAGTATCTGTGTCGTGGCAATGGTCAATAACCCATGCTCCATTTTTAGTATTACCCTTACCAGCTACTGCCTTTTCATCATGTAAACATATGGGGCAAATATATCCTTCTTTGGGCATACCATATTGCTTTCTCAGTGCATCTCTTACTTTACTTAATTCATTATTACACGATTTACATTCAGGACGCAAGTAATTTCCACCTGAATGCCAACTAAATTTTGTCAGAGGAAGATATTCATTACATTTACTACATGTTTTACCTTCCCCTGCACCTAAGTCATAGTCTTCTAACTCAAACAGGTCAGCTTGTATCATGCCGCATACCTGCCAGTTACATAGTCTAACTCACATGTTATCTGACAATGCCTACCACTTAATTTATTCTTAACAATGTTAAGGTGACGGCTCATGTCCTCTGGTGCATTTGGGTCTGTATCAGCAGTTACAGGATTTTTAGCAATCAGTATCATTAAGTCTGCTTCGGCAGCTTTTCCTGTACGTGAGCCTTCCATCATGGATTGGTTCAATACAATCTTGCCTTCTGCTTCTGCAGATAACTGTGACATATAAAACACAGCGCACTCATATTGCTTGGCAATCATACGTGCATGAATGGCATTAGCCTTGAGTGCTTCATCTGGTCTAGCAAATCCACCTGAACGAGCAAACTTATCTCCCATGTCCAAAAGAATTACATCAGGCTTGTATGACTTACAAACGGACTCTACCCATGCCATGTCACGACCTGTAGCATCTTTTATCTTTATCTTTTCTTTGATAGGTGCGTACAGGTCACGTGCCTTACTAGGATTATTCTTAATTTGTTTCATGGACATTCCTGTTGCAGCAGTAAGATATCTAGCACCCACACGGTGGCTACCTTCTTCGTTACACAACACAATGCAGTTAGCACCCTGAGATGCAAACCCACCCGGACTTGCAATCAATGAAGCATGAAAAGATGTTTTACCTGTATTAGGTCTAGCACCTATCTCAATCAAATGCCCAGCGTTTATGCCCTCAATAACACCTGTTAATGTAGGAATGTTAAATGTCCAACGTGCTTCAAGGTCATTCTTTTCAAGAAGTGTTTCAATGTCGATGTCATCCCACTCTACATTTAAGTCAGGTGTAAAGTCATCATTATACTGCTCTAGTATCATTCTAAGAGGCTCTAAAGAGGTTTGTGAGCCATTCACGTAGTCAAACCCCAGATTAGCAATATCCTCGCCTATGACCTGTTGAAACAGCTTTGACAGAACTTCCTGTGCAATGTCATTGCCCATAGGGGCTTCTTTATGAACCAGCTTAAACAGATGATTAAAAGACTGCTTTTGTGCTGTAGTCATAGATGGATTGTTTGACATAAACAAAGCCTCTACTTCAGACGGTGTAATACTACGATTATACATAGTCATTGCACTATCTATTGTCTGTTTTATCTTACGAGCATCTTTGCTAAACAGACGGTCAGGACATCTAGCCCCACGATTATTGTCGTAGAACTCTTTATCCATCAAAGTACGTATTAGTGATAATTCCATTACATTTCTCCTATGTTAGAAAGACCATCAAGGTCTTCGGGGTTTCGGTATTTAATATCGTCCTGCAAGCGCAAGACTTTTACAGTGTCTACATGCCCACGTAACTCTTTTGCAATCTGCAGTGTATTGGGTGACGCATCAGGGTCTAGGGCTATTATTGCTGTTGAGAACCGTGAGAGATAAGTTTTATGTGACTCTGACAAAGATGTGCCTAACACTGCAACCCCGACAAAACCCATGTCTCCGACCACTGCCGCACTCACACAGTCCTCAACAACTACTGCGACATTACCACATCCAGTTACATAAGGCAAGTCACTTTTTCCATATCTTTTCCATTTAGGTAAAATATATCTAATTCCACGACCAATCGCATCTACTATCACGCCATTGTGTACAATCGGAAATACAACACGATGGTCTTTTACGTCATACAACAAGTTTAGTTGTTTTTCATCTATGCCCCATTTAGCACACCAAACAATAAACTCACGACCATCACGTTGAGGTACAATATAGTTGGGCATTTCAAATTTGTCCAAACTTTGGACAGCAGTTTTACGCAACTTCATTATATCATCTACAGATAAATGAGTTTTCTTTGTACCAGATACATTGCAGGAAGCTTTATAACAATTCCACAGAATAGACCCCATGTTGTTGGTTACGGTAAATGTTTTGTAACCACCACAATTAGGACAATTCATTCTCTTTGTTTGTCCATTATCTAT